GCGTCAGCGTTTAAGAAAATTGCTGGCGCGTACCCGGAAAAGGTTCTCAGCGAGAAGTATGCTGAGTTCAAGACTGTTGATATCGAGTTGGCTAATGTGTTTGAGAACTTAAATGAATCTCGTTTTCAAACGCTTCAATTAGCACGGAGCCTCTTCAATGAAGATTGGAAAGACTTCGATCCATATGGTCCAGAGTCAGTACCACGACCTGGTCCAGGTGCAACACGAAGTAAGACTGCTAAACATATGCGCTACGAGCCGCATACGTTCTTTTCTACGCACCAAGCTGTGTATCCATACGATGAGTGGTTTTATTCTCATCCGTGGGACATAGTTACTGAAGCTCGAGACTATCTTTCACTAGTAAATAATAGTGAAGACGGTACACCCTTAGCGCGGATGATGTACGTTGCCAAATACTATGGCACACCGCGCGGGATATGCATAGAGGAAAACGAGTCCCAATGGCTACAGCAAGGCTTAGCCAATGGAATGCGTTGTCACGTCAAATGCTCCACAACATTGGCTGGTCATGTTGAATTTAATGACCAGTCGATTAATCGTGATCTTGCACTGCAAGGTTCATTTGATGGTGAAGATGCTACGATAGATATGGAAGGCGGATCCGATAGACATCCACGAGACATTGTTTCATGGGTGACACAGGATAATGTGCTTCTGCACAACGCTTTAATGTGTTTATCAACTCGTTGTATAGAGCCTCCCATTAAAAATGAGCCAAACTTATTCCTCAATAAGTTCGCTCCAATGGGTTCTGGGCTTTGTTTCCCAATTATGGGCCTAATGCATTATTACCTTATATTGGCAATCATTATGAGGGCGCATGGCACGAAAATCAAGGACAGATTATATGTATACGGTGACGACATAGTGTTGCCGACGAGGTATACAGACACTGTCTTTGACGAGCTACCACATTACGGAATGAAACTCAACCGCAACAAGAGTTTTGCTCGTTCAAAATTTCGTGAATCATGCGGCATCCACGCCTACGCAGGCGTGGATATTACCCCCGTGTTCGTAAGACGAACAATTAGACCTGGTAAAATTGACACGATGGTGTCTACTTATGCTACAGAAGAGCTCCTCTTTAATAAAGGGTTGTTCCACATGGCTAAGTGCCTAAGGACATTGTATAGTAAGATGCACGGACACGTGCCTTACGTCACACCTACAAGTCCTTTGATCGGCTGGAAAAGGCCGATCCACGTTTTGAAGACCACACCCACATCTAACTTCGTTGTGGACGGCTTAAAACGTCGGAGGAAGAGGTCAAAGAGATTTGACTTTCAATGCTATGAGTACCGTGTTCGCTGTATCGTTGGCGAGCATGAAAAAGATCACCAAATGCCTGAAAATCAGGCTTATTTGCGCTGGTTTACTCAACGTACTGAAGACTCTTCACTTTACCACGGCGCTCTAGACAAGCAACGTCTTGGCTGGAGATGGAAGACGCAGGCCGAATGTATGCCTGATGTATCAAGAAGTGACGTCGCTAAACGGGACCACCAATTCAATGGTGTTCGACCGGCAGAGCGTACGCTTCACCAACCTTTTAAATACTTAACGAGGTTGGTGAATATGCACTATAAGGTACATCGACGTTCATAAGACACGTCCTCCTGGGGGAACAAGTTCATG